CTACCGATCCCACCTCTGGGTTAGCTCGCAGACGTCTCACCATACCCTTCGATAAGCCCTTCCTAGGCAAGTCCGCAGACCAACGAACCCTAATAGACATGGACGACAAAGGAAGGCCATTTGGGGACTTTTCTAGCATGTTGGCTGGACTAGTTAACTGGGTCTTAGATATGCCTGAAGCAGAGATGAGAGAGTACTTAATGGAGACAACTCAAAAGGTAGACTTCTTTGCGAAGCATAATAGGGAACAGATACTTAAATCTAACCAGATAATGGACTGGATGGAGCATTGCTTGGTATTTGATGAGAACGCTTCTGCACCGATAGGACTGGCAAAAGCTGCCCCAGCTGGATCTTCAAGTGTGTATATGGCTTCTGATAAATGGTTGTATGCAAGTTACTGTGAGTTTTCTAAAGCTTCCAATAGCAACATCTTAGGTAGAAGTAGATTCGAAACCCTGCTGATAGACGTATGTGTTCACCAGCTAGGGCTGAACGTGTACAAGATGAAGGAACGTAGAGGTGTAAGAGTCATCAACCTTGCGTGTAGAACCTCTGACCAAAAGTATCTCACATACCCTTCAATAATTGAGGTTGGTCTGAATAAAGAGCAGTGGAGAGAAAAATATGGCAAGATATTAGATAACCCAGTATCAAATTCCTAATGGAACCAGGAAAACATTTAATTTTAGATTTCTATGGTTGTGATTCAGAGCTACTAAATAACTACGAACAATTGAAAGATCTGTTTGAAGAATCACTTTCAGTCTGTAATGCCACTGTTTTAAAAATAACAGGAAATAAATTCGAACCGCAAGGAGTTACGCTATTAGCTTTGTTAGCAGAATCACACGCATCACTGCATTCTTGGCCTGAATATAATTACTGTGCGATGGATTATTATACCTGCGGTAACGCTGCTAGACCTGAGGCAATAGTGGAATATTTATATCTAAAACTAGGAGCAAATTCTCGTTTGGTAAGAAACTTGGAACGCTCTTCAAAATTGTGTATATTTAGATAAGAATATACATCTTAAATGAACACGAAACCAAAGCTTTTATGGATTGGGGATATAGTAGCTAAGACAGGATTTGCAAGAGTAACAGAGAACGTATTACCTTTGATATAACAGTTTTAGGAAACAATTGGTGGGGAGATCCTTCTCCTCTACAGAAGATTTACACAATGTATCCCTCCTCTAATCGTTTCCAGACTGCACCCTTTGGTGAGGAGCGTATTAGAGAAATAGTAATGAAGATTGAACCCGATATTATATTCACTATTAATGACATGTGGATTGTTAATGAGCAATATAAACAAATACAAGATATGCACAAGGATGGGAGGTTTAAATTCATTGGCTATGTTCCTATGGATTCTTATAACTGGGTGGGTTGTCTTACAGATACGGCTAATAACTGGGACGGAATCGTCTCATACACGGAATTTGGGGCTAGAGAATTTATTAAAGCTGGCATAGAGAAGCCTATAGCTGTGATCCCCCATGGTGTGACTGAAGGTCAGTTCTATCCAGTAGATAAGAAAGAAGCTAGAAAGAAATTAAAGCTGGCTGATGATCTGTTTATAGTGTTCAACGGAAATAGAAATCAATTCCGTAAAAGAATAGACATTACCTGTGAGGCATTTGCCAAGTTTGCAGTAGATAAACCAGAGGCCAGGATGTATTTCCATATGGGATTAAAGGACCAAGGTTGGGATATCATGCCCTTATTCAGTAGGGAAATGCGTAAACAAGGATTAGATCCTAATGGGAGAATAATAATGACCACGAATACTCAAGATCCTCCTAACGTTGAAGTGGACATGCTGAATACTATATATAACGCATGTGATGTAGGCGTGAATACCTGTAAAGGCGAAGGCTGGGGTCTGGTGAACTTTGAACATGCAGCATGCAAGGTTGCCCAAGTAGTACCTAACCATACTTCTTGTAAAGAGATATTCGAAGGTTATGGACAACTTATAGATTGCAACCATGTTGATGTCGACACCACTTTTGCTAGGGAGATGCCTTGCCCAGATGCTGATCACCTTACAAGCATCCTTAATGAACTGTATGAAGATAGAGGAAAGCTCGAAGCAACAGCAGAACTCTGTTACATAAGAGCTACTGATCCTCAATTTCACTGGAAAAAAATAGCATCACAGTTTGGCGGGGTGTTCCAAGATACGCTCAATGGCGTAGATCATTCAGTAGTAGAAAATAAAGAAAGTATTAAACCTAAAAAGAGAAGAAAAGCTAGAAAGATTGGATCTAAAACTTGATATTATTTATAATAAAGTTTTAAGAGAAATTTAAATGAATTCTAGTAACAAACCAAGGGAAGATTGTAACTGTAATTGTTGTATAAATAGAAGACAAATAGAAGAAGATAAGAATAATTATTATGTAAAAATCTATAGACCATGGGGATGGTATCAAACCACTATGGAAGGAGAAGGATTTAAGATAAAAACTATATTTATTGAAGAAGGTAATCGTATAAGTTTACAAAAACATCATCATCGTTCTGAAGTATGGACAATAGCTTCAGGTCATGGATCTGTGTTTTGTAATGACACATGGCATTTAGCTTATCCAAGAGACACATTTAAGATAGAAGTTGATACTTGGCACCGTGCAAAAGCAATTAAAGGTGATCTAATTATCTTGGAATTACAACACGGAAAAGAATTATATGAAGAAGATATAGAAAGACTTGAAGACGACTACGGAAGAGCGTTACAATCTAATTGAGGGATTTGGGTACCCTCGTTCATAGGTTCATGTTTGCAAAGCACAACTCCCCTTGCTATCACAGTTGGGGGAGTTTTCTTTTCTCTTTATTTTTCATTAAAACTAAGAATGAAATATTTTTACTTTCGTCGTGAACTAAATAACATTTTATAACTAAATGTAAGGTCTATTAATAGACTCATAAGACAGTAAATAACAGTGAATAAACATTACACTATTGACAAATTGTTATTTAAGTTAAAATCAAAAAGAAAATTAGTTCATTCTCAGTTTTATGTCAAGAAATTATAAACCATTACCCCCAATTTGGCGGTTGAATGAGTTATTTATGCTGTCAGATTGCTGCCCGAACGGGTTAGTTTGGCGGGTAAATAAGGCAAGAAATAAACCAGGTGATCCGGTTGGTAAGTTAAACAAATCAACTGGATATTACATGGTCTCCGTTGATAACGAAGTGTACATGGTTCATCGTATTGTTTATTACTTAAGGATGGGAATCGCTCCTGACGCACATAGCGTACAACACCTAGGAGAAACTAAAGATAATAGGACACCTTTGATTGAGACTTATAAGACACCGTCTAATAAAAAGATTATGGCTTCGGGGTTTAAATTGTAATGGCTAATGTAATAAAAACTTTTGAAACTACAAACTTTAGATGTGTAAAAAGCATCAATAAATTAACTGATTCAGAGTTACATAATCATGGATATTATCGAGGATATCAATGCCCCCATGGTCATGAAATAAGGGATTTAGAATTTCATTGGTGTTATGAATGTGTAGTTAAGATTAAATCCAATATATGTGGCTTTGATTTAAACTTTTTGAGTAACGATTTTAAAAATAAATATTATAAACTTTGGAAAAAAATAGATATAAAGGAACCTGATGAGTGTTGGAATATGAAACTAACGGGTAATAAAAGTCCTAATAGAATATGTTTCCCCTCTTATAGAACATTTTATAGTAGACAGAAATCAGAAAACGTAAATGCACATAAAGCTATCTACCAATGTGCTTGGGGTGATATCGGATCTATGAGTGTAACTCGTCTATGTGGCAATCCGTGGTGTGGTAATCCTCTGCATATGATCTCCAGTTGGAATGCAGGTTTTCCTCCTTCGAAGTTAACTCCCTTTCATATAGATTTTGATGCTCAGAAATTGATGAGAATATCTAAAGCTAGGATGTTAAATAGAGATCAGGAAGTAATCAAAGCTTCTTACAAATCAACCATTGCACATCCTTTGCATGTGGAGGCTGCTCCAGATTATGATGAAGGGTAGGACTATAGAATAAGATATGACTCGTGTAAGTCAAAGACCACAGAGACAGAGAACGTCAAATGATCCTTTACCGCTAGGCTCTTTCAGTTCTACTTCTATTAGACTTCTTACAGGAAATTTAGGTCCTGTATCTAGACCAAATAGAGGAGGCTACGGAGGAGGTTCTTTTAACCACTGGTTTAAAGTAAAACTAGAGACAGCTGGATGGATAATAATTGCTAATGGTTCAACTAAACCTAAATTCATAAACATTTCTGCTTACGATTTAAATAAAAACCCTATAGAAGGAAGAGCTATATTCCAGGCAGATAGTATTGATCAGTTTAATTCTGACGGAGTTAGACAATATCCTTATCTAGGAACAGTTCAGGGAGCACAATCAGATACTTACAATACCTTTGATACAAGAAGATTAGATAGAGGAGACGATAGATACTTTGCTTTGCCTGTAGGAGAATATTTAATTTGCATATCTAGTGTTAGAAATGAACCAGTAGATTATTCTGTAGGTGTAGTGGTTGAGATCTCAGATCCATTCCCAGTTCTCCTATTAGAAGACTTTACACGTTTATTGTTTGAAGATACTGCCACACAAGATAACATTATCTGTGATACAACCCCCAACTTCACTGGAGATGACGCTCATGACCACTCATTAACAGAATGGAAATCAGCATGGACTAGAGAAAGACAAGCCGATGAACCTTTCCCAGAATTCTTAACAGCCTATACAACCACACTGTAAAAATGAATGCTACAAAACTGTATAACTTACTGTTAGACGCAAAAGCAAAAACAGTTAATAGAAAAAGTATGACAGATAAATTTAAAAGAACATGTGAACTAATGCCTTACCTACCACAATGTAAGGTTTATGACGTATAGGGTAAGAAGAAAAAATAAGGTAATAACTACTAAACTATCTAACGGAGATAGTTTTAAAGTTATAAGAAGACCTTTCAAGTTTCCTTCAGGAGGATACTTTTGGCTGGTGGCAATGGTAGCTTCTAAAAGCAATAGAGCATTGAATGATTGGATAAGAGAAAGGAATAAAAGAAAAAGAGTTAAAAAATTAAATAACTTTCACCCTAAAAAAAGAGATGTAAAAGCCTTACGTATAGCTGTAAATGCCGCAAAAGATTGGATAAAAGAAATACCTGAAGGAGATGCTTTAGTATTTAGAGCTGAAGGTGCAAAATCAGATCAACTATTTAGAATTTATAAGAAATGGTTTGAAACCCATGAAGACATACCTTGGATAATATCCGAAGAACATAAATCGTTTTTCTTTTACAAGAAAAGGCTCTAGAATAAGAGTGTTAATTATATAAAACAATGATTGCTTTAATTAAACCAATATTGATAAAATTTGCTACTTCAGAACCAGTTAAGAAGTTAGTAATCGAATTACTAGAAAAATTAGTCGAGTCCACCGATACAGAACTAGACAATGCTGCCTTA